AAAGCTCTGTCAGAAGATTCTTGACTAAAAATCTCGGCAGCTTCGTTTTCATAACGAGCGTACTCGAGTCCAAAGAGGGCGTTCAGGCCTGGTTCTAGCTCTTTGGCTAATTGACTTCTATTTATTGCCATTATCTATTCCCTCTCTATATACCAGCTGTACCAGTACCAGCCATCATTACGTGATTATTAATTTTAATCACAAAGATTGAATGACTTTCTCCGATTGTGTTCGATGGAACATCGTAGAAGTGAAGCAATCTTACTTGATGGGTAGCTGTGGTAGCACCTGTGCTTGAATCAATCTCAACACCTGAAACACCAGTAATAGTACTGCCTGCTCCAAATGTTAAGTTGGCGTTTAAGTTAATTGAACTTGTACCTAGCTCAGATCCTACTGAATCTTGCTGTGCAATGAACAACTGTTGAGGATCGTCACATACAAAAGCTTTAGCATCAGTTGTTGCTAAACTTGCTGGTATGTAAGCGTTCCATGTTGGTTTGTTAGTAGTTGGATCAGTGTAGAAACCACCCATAAATACCCCTAGAAGAGCGTCACTTGCTGTTGCTACTTCTACAGTACCGTCATTTTTTGGTTTGACGGGATCACCTGTAAAAATTGCAGTAGATTGTGAGCCACCTACGAGATATTGAGTTTGTCCACCATTATTCGGATTCTGACCATTTTTTGCTATCGGTCTAAGACCGAATGGGGCATCTATATTTGCCATTGTTTATCATCCTTTACAATAATAGATTTGATGGCAAAAAGTCTAATCATTAGTCTTTTTTTCCACCAAACGTTACTCGACTCTGCCTACCTTGTTGGATAGGCATACTAGGATGCTCTTCTTTCATTAGATCATTTTCAACTGAGGCTGTCTGTTCATCTGTTAAACGTTTAAAGTAGGCATCTCTGTCTTCTTTAACTTCAACGGGACATCTCATTAATAATAATCCACCCACTCCTATAACACCTTTATATTTACCATCCGTTACAGAAGGTAAATCCAGTCTGTCAGGATATTCATCATTTCTGACAAATTCATAACCAGATCTTAAACGGCCCATGACGTTTTTTTCGTCACTTTCGCCTCTAAATTCTGCTCTAACCCATCTATGATGGAATCCTTCAGGTGGTTCTGGTGCGTCTAAGTTTGAGGGAGGAACCCATCCCCTCTTACGAGCAACCTTTTCGCGGGTTTCGGCTTTGCGTGAGGTCTTCTTCACAGTTTCATTATTATCTTCCATGTTATTACGCCTCCTTCACGTGTTTTGCGTATTCTTCTAGTGGCACACCAAGTTTTTTAGCTATTGCTACCTGAGAGGGTGTGAGTCTAACAGTTCTGCGTCCAGATGACGAGTTGCGGACGACTGAAGCAACTTTTTGCTTCGGCCGTGCTTCCCCACCATCAGAAAATTTGTGGGGGAATTCTTTTCGTATACGTTTATCTAATTCACTATAGTATTCATCGTCTCTTGGGTCAACACCTTCTTTAACAAGATTTTGATGTATATCATAGGCAGTATACGTCATAGCATTATCATTTCCAAACCAAGTATTTTTAGATGCCCAAGCTTCTGCTTGTGGATCAGGTCTTTGTTCGGGTTGAGCGGCTACATTATTATTAATAGTTTGAGCTACGTTTTCTACAGGAGCTGCTTCCATTTCTGCTTTTCTGTTAGCAGCTTTTTGTTTGGAAAGTTTTAATCTTTCTGCTTCTATAGTAAGTCTAGCAATCTCTTGATTTGCTGCTACCTGTTTTTCAACATCTTGAGCGTTGATAGCAGCTTCTAATGCTCTTTTAGCAAATTCATTTTGAGTAACTAGTGTTTTTTCTCTTTCGCCAAGATACGCGTCATTTTGATTAACATTAGAAGATTTCATTTTGTCTGATTCTTCTTTTACTTTTTTAGCATAATCAATTGCCGCTGCTTCACGTCTTTCAGCTTCACGCATTTTTTTAGTAAGCTTATCTATTCTCTTTTTAACTCCAGTGCTATACTCTTCTAGTTCACCTTCGTCTGTTGATGTCGGAGTTGTTTGATTCTCTTCTTCAACAACAGTAATATTAGATTCTACTTCTTTAACATTAGATTCTTTTTGTACTTCGTCTTTTAATTCTACGTCGACTGACTTTCCTGAAGTATCAATAGGAACTAATTTTTCGTCTTCTGTTTTAATTGTTTGTACAGTTTCCATTTTCTCTCCTAAAATATATTAGCAGGTAGAACGTCTCTTGGATCGTCTAGTGTTGCTAATATTTCATCATCATTAATAATACGTAGTTCTCCGCCTTCAATTTTAATTCGAGATCCTGCGTATCGTGTTATTAAAACCCAATCGCCTTCTTTGCACCAAGGTCCATTTGGAAATCTTGATTTATCTGCATATGCATCAGGTCCTACTTTGAGAACTTTACATACATTTGTAGATATTTGTGCTTGTTCGATTGTGTCTTCGGTAAAGATAATTCCTGAAGAAGTTTTTTCATCAAGCTTGAGAGGAAATAAAACCATTCTAAATCCTGTAGGCTGTGGAACTTTCTCTATTTCTTTCTTGTCCTTTTCTTCAACTTTTTTTCCATCCCATATATTTTTAGGAAGTATAAGTTTACTTTTAGTGGCACTTTTAATCATCATTTAGCTCCGTTTTATTTAGCAGGTCCGTGAGTTCCTGTTGTTCTTGTTCTAGGGCATGAAGTTTACCAGTTAAATACCGATAGTCATCCCAATTTTTTACTCCAGACAATATAGCCTGTTTTACTTGGTCTTGTCTAGCTATTAATTGTTTTTTGTAATAAGTAAAATAATTTTCTAATTGCATGCAGCCATCATTTTAGCTAGTTCTTGACATCTAGCTGGAGTTTGAGAATTCCACTTTGAATCTAACATTTGCTTTGACGCCTCAATATAATCAGCTACTTCTAATGCTTTAAACATTTTTTTGAAACGACCTACACCTGTAGTCCCGAGTTGAAAAACCATTTCTGTTATAATATCTTTAGCAGTGCTTAGAACAGCTGTGCCTCCTAGTAAACTAGTTGCACCGTCCTTAGCTATTTGCAAATCTTCTTGAAAAGTTTTTTCTAAAATATCTTTAGTATAAATAACATTTTCTTCCCAATGATCTTCCACACAAAGATGTCCCCATCCCACAGTTTTTTTGCCTAAACTGTCTAAATAGACGGTGTTCCTAAAACCTTCGTGGTCCTTAATTCTTAATTCCAGTGTTTGTGACATATTAATATTCCTTTCTTAAATAAAAATCTTAGTTGGTTTTTGTTTTGATTTTAATAGTTTACTATATCCTCTCGGATATACTTCTATATACCCTCCAGAGTTTTTAGAGTCAACTGCAAACTTTTTTGCAATTTCTGGTTTGTTTGCGTACAGAAATTTTCTTTGCTTTTCAGATTTGAAAGGCATTTATTTTGAGATGCCAAAACCTCTTTTAGCTACGCCACCACCTTTTCGTTTAATAACGCCTCTTCCAATTAACACATCTTTTTTTGTTACTTTTCCGTCGCCACTTAGATCAGTTAGTCCTCCTGCTTTAAAAGCAGTTGGTGTTTTAATAATAGATCCTTCTCTTGAACCTTTAGACATAGATCCACCTTTTGCAGCTTTTTCAATTTTCTTAGGTTTCTTTGCTGTCTTAGCAGACTGTACAAAATCATCTTTTGTAGGAGCCCCTGGAGATCCAACTTTTCTCATCTTCTCGCCACTACCTGCAGCGATTCTCTTTTGTTTCGCATGAATGTTTGCGTATAATCCTGGTTTGCTCATAATTAATCTTTCTTTTGACCGCTTAAAAATCTTCGTCTTTTTTTAAAATTACTTTTAAAATCATCAGGCTCCATTTTTTTTGGTTTAGGTGCTTTAGGTGCTTTAGGTGCTTTATTTCTTTGAGTAGGTGATCCTTGTTTTTTACTTTCCATTTTGCCACCTTTACCAAGTAGTGAATCTAACAACATAGCGCCACGTGCGCTTTGCAAAAATTTTATTATCTTTTCTTTTTTTAAATTTTTTTCGTTTTCCGACATAGTTCTCTCCTTTTATTTTTTAAATAGCTTCGCTGCCCCTTGTGCTCCCTTTATACCAAAACTAGCAGAAATCGCAATATATAATAAATTGTGATAATACGATGGTAAATCTTGTAAAGCGACAAAGCCTTTATGAATATGTTCTTGCCAAGGTGTGAATACTAGCACGGCAGGTAAAAGTAGTACTACTAAACTTACCTCGTCTTTCCACGACCCTTTCATTTGGTCTACTGCCGAAGCCTCCCAAGCAACTTTGCCTGCGATTTGATCCTCTTTAAGTTTTGTTTTAGCTTTAATCTCTGTAACAGCTAATTCAGCTTTTGCTTTTTTAGTGTCAACAAAACCTTTAATCGTGTCCCCGACTATGGAGGCGAGAGGACCGACAAGTAGATTGAACATTAAATAACTTTTAGTATTACTATTACAACTACAACAGCGCCAATCACCATTGCAACTCTTTTTTTATCAAGTCTTTTCCAGACCATTTTTGCTTTATCTATCATTTAGTTTCTCCTCTAAAATACGCCTTTGAAAGGCACTTTTTTGATTTGCATTTTACTACGCTGACCTTTTGGTCCTGCGCCTAAGTTTTCTACAACTCTAGGTCCATCGATAGTCACTTCAGCTGTAGACACATTAGTTTGTGTGTTCTTGTTTGCCATATCATCGTTTACAACGGTCATTTTAGCATTTGGATAAAGTGATCCATTTATATATTTTGCTTTCATGTTTTACTCCTAATGTATTGTTGGGTTTAGTAAACCTACTAAGTCCCCCAAGTTTGCTTCCATTAAATCGTTAGCCTCAGTGTTTGTAAAATTATCATAATACAGCAACTTAGCCACACTAATCATAGCGCCAGCTAATAATATACAATCTTGCTGTGATTTGCCACTGTTTTCTACAATTTTTAATAAAACATTAAAAAATCTTCTAATTTGTTTATCAGCTTCCGTTAAATTTTCATTTTTTTCTTTTAAAATAATAGGAGCTATCTTTATTTTACTCATTTAATTATCAAACTTAACATTTTTATTAACATCTACTGTTTTTGGTTGTTTTTGTTTACTTAAATTAACATTTGCTCTTAATTGTGCAATATCTTCTTGTGAATCTATGCGATCAGCTGCTATATCCGCAGTTTGTTGCATTTTTTCTTCGTCTAAACCAAATCTAATTTGATCAGCCATTGATTTTCTCTCTAAATCACCTGCTTTTATGTTAATTTCTTGTTGCTTTAGATTTACTAAAGGGTCTTCACTGCCTTCATCTAGATATTCTTGTTCTTCTTGTACCATTTCAATAGTCATTTCCGCTACTTTTTCAGAAATTTGTTGTTCTAATGCTTCTTGTATTTGAACTTGCACTTCTGGAGGAATTTGACCGTTATATTGTTGTGCTGTTTGTTCTACAGTTTGTGCATTTTCTTCTTCTACTTCTTCTCTAGCTTGTAATCCTACGTGTTCCATAATATGCGCTTGTAATATTGCCATAGTAGGCGGATTGTTTTTAACTAAACTTGATGTCATAAAAGCTCTATGTGCATCCATGTGTGCTAAATGATTTTGTTGTCTAAATGCTATTAAAGATTGTCCTTTTAAAGAATTTGCATTTTCTACAGCAGGGTCTGCTGGTTGTGGTCCTTGAGGTGCTGGAAGTATAGCATCAATATCTTTAACACCTAAAGCTTGATACATTCTTCTATAAGCTTCATACATATTGTGAGAAGATGGATCAGCTTGAGCTAATTGTAATTGTGTTTGTGCTAAAGTAACACGCTGAGACATTGAAAAAATATTAGGGTCTGATACAGGGATTATATCAATGTCAGTACTAAAATCTTCTGCCTTTAAACTTTCTGTTGCATTTTCTCCTACATCATATGGATAGAAAGGAGGTAAACTTTCAGCGAAAATTTTTCCTAATAATTTAAACTCTTGTCTTTGAGCATAATGTAATCTTTTGTGAATAGCAGACATGACTCTCGCGCCACGTTCCATTAATGCCATTGTTGTTCCTACAGGAGCATTAGATCCTACACTATCTCCTATTTTTTGATCTGCAATTGCAGCGAATCTTGTACCTGCTTCAACACAAAAACCTAATAATTGAAATAAAGTACCACTTGGTTCTTTGTATGGTAAAGGAACTAATCCTTCTCTTAAACTTCCACCTGGAGCATCGACATCTCTAAACTCACCTGGCTGAAGAGGATTATCATCATCTTTAATTCTTAAACCTCTAGCTTTAAAACCAGCAGGTAGGTTAGCTAATGTACCAGCATCTAGTAATTGTCTAAGTGCTGCTGTTGCTGTTCTAGATAAACCACCCAACATGTGTATAAGACCAAATCCATAAAAACTAAAACCAGGTAAAAATTTATAGTGAACAAAATAAGAAATCTTTTTTTGTTTTGGGTCGTCTTCTTTGTAATTTCTATATATGGATAATACTTTAGAAGATCCCTCATCTATAGTTACAATGTAAGGAACTTTAATTCCATCATCTGCATCGACCCCTGGTATATTAAGATCAACATGCATTTCCAATAATTGAAAACTATCTCTAGTGTAAGAGGTTTTTTTAATTCCTGATATTTCGCTTTCTCTTTCTTGGAGTCCACTCTCTTCATCAAAAACTTGTAATTCTATATCTCTGTAAAAACCTGCAACTTGTAGTTTGCGAATATCATTTTCTGATTTTCTTAATGTATGTGTTACTCTTTCACAAGTTGCTAAATCTGAAGCAAGGTAAGGGACATACAAATCATCAGAAGGAATAAATTTGGAAACAGCTCTTTCTAAACCAGCGTCGTAGTAAACTTTTTTAAAAGCTGAACCTGATAGTGGTAAATAGAAAAGTAAAGAGTCTAGGTCTGGATCGTATTCATCCATCTCATGCATAATTTGATAGTTCATATAATCTTTAACACGTTGTGCTTGAGATTCTTTTTGTGGAGTTAGTGCTCCAACAATTTGAGTATTAACAGGTCCACCTGCTGGTAGTAATTCTTTGTAAGCTTGTGCTTGAAA